TGCTCCGCCCGAAACCGTTTCGCTCTCCTTACCTTGCGGGACAAATCCCGGCTGTAAAGGTCATACAGGATTGTCTTGAAGGATGTCTCCAGACTGTCAATATCCTGTGTGCGGATACTGTCAAATCCATCATTAACAGCAATAAAACGTACCCCCAGGAAAGGGAAAACACGGGAAATGTAGTTGCCCACCGTCAAATAATCCCGCCCGAACCGGGACAGATCTTTGACGACGATACACTGGATCATGCCCCGCTTGACTTGGGAAAGCATCTCTTGGACAGCGGGCCGCTCAAAATTTTTCCCGCTCCATCCATCATCGCAAAACTCTACCACATTGCTTTCCGCTAGCTCCGGGGCGCGGTCGATAAAGGCGTCTAGCAGGTTTCTCTGATTGCCGATGCTGTTGGATTCCTGCTTGCCGCCGTCCCGCAGGTCGGCGTCCTCGGAGGATAAACGCAGATACTTGGCGGTTGTCATTCCGATGCCGCCTCCCCCTCGGCCCGCAGGAATTGGAGCAGATCGCGGTATTCATCACGATAGCGAAAGGAGACGGATATATGGTTTTCCGCGTCGATCTCCACCCGCTCTATCAGCGAATGGGCCATCTCTGCGGTCAGTTCCGGCGCACCCTGGAACCGTCCAAAGGTGCCCAACCAAGGGTTTTTCTCTGTCCGCATCCGCTTTTCCTGCTGCCGCTGTTCCGCCGCATCCAGCCGCGCCTGTGCCCGTTCCATATCGGCCCCGTACCGCTTCTTCATCTCCACATATTCCTGTTCGGACATCAAGCGGTCAATGTAGTTCTGATACAGGCTGTCATAGAGCATTCTGGCCCGCTCAAGCGCCTGCCGCGCGGACGACACTTCCCGGTCTGCAAGCCCCTCTTGGCGGACAGCCGCCGGGGAACGGAGGTATTGGCGCAGCAGCTTTTCCATATCTTCGGCCAGCGCGATCTCTCGTTGCAGGGTATTCCATAAAACCTCCTTGACCTCGGTTTCATGAATATACTTCTTGGGGCAGGAGGCCGGATTATCCGCATGGGAGGGGCAGATAAAAACGTAGTAGCGGTTTTTTCCCTTGTTCGTCACGGATTTATAGCGTACCAGAGGCCGCTTGCAATCCGCGCAATACAGCACGCCCTTGAAGATGTTGGGCGTTGCCCCAAGGGCATCGTGGCAACCCAGGCGTTGATAATAGGCAGCGCGACGTTTCTCATCCATGCGCTGGACGGCTGCAAAGGTTTCTTCGTCGATCAGCGGCTCGTGCGTATTGCGGACGATGACCCATTCCGATTTTGAAACATAATGCTGTTTCCGTCCCTCCTGGAAACCGGAGCGTTTCCGGCCCTGCACCATGTGACCCAGATAAACCTCATTCTCCAGAATTTGTTTCACGATTTGGCGTTTCCACTCCGCGTTGGCATAGCGTTCCGATTTTGCATCGCCCTTGAGATAGTGGTAGCGGGCCGGGGAAGGAATCCCCGCCTCGTTCAGCCGCCGCGCGATCTGGACAACGCTCATGCCAGATAGCCGCCATTGAAAAATATCCTTTACCACAGGCGCGGTTTCCTTGTCTGGCTCAATATGGTGCTTATCATCGCGACATTTGCGGTAGCCATAAGCAGCCCAGGTGCCGATAAACTCACCTTGTTGCTGCTTGGTCGCCAGAGCGGAAGCGGATTTGCGCGATATATCCTTACTGTACACGGCGTTGATTATGTTTTTCAGCGGAACGATATAGCCCTCGGTTGACCGTTCGGCGGTCAGTGTGTCAAAACCGTCGTTGATCGCTACGAAACGCACATCCAGATACGGAAAGACCCGCTCCAGATAGTTGCCGGTTTCCAGATAGTTGCGCCCAAAGCGGGACAGATCCTTTACCACAATACAGTCAATTTTCCCGGCCCGCACCCGCTCCATCAAAGCCTCAAAGCCCGGACGCTCAAAGTTTGTGCCGGTTCGTCCGTTATCGCAGAACAGGCCGCACAGCCGCATATCCGACTGGCCTTCGATGAAGGTTTGGATCATCTCCCTCTGCGTTTCAAGGGTGTCGGCCCCGGACCGTCCGCTGTCCTCCACGGAGAGGCGCATATACGCACCGGTATTGTAAATCCGCTGCTTTGGCGTTTCCGGGAAAGCTGCCGATTGGACTGTGTTGACCTTGCGTTTCGGTCTGGCCATGTTAAACCGCCTCCCTTCCGGGGCACGGCGTTTGAACCTGTGCCAGCAAATCAAGATAGTGCCGGAACTCATCGTGCCAGCGGAAAACCACCTCGACACGGTGTTCCCGGTAAATCAGAACGCGTTCAATCAGGGACACGACAATCGTGCGGTCAAGGGCGGTAAGGCCCTGGTGTTTGCGGAATTGCTCCATCCAGCCCCGGTCGCCGGCGGCATCGGCCTCCATACTCATTTCCTGCCGCAGCGCCTCCGCCTGGGACTCCGCCTCTTCCCGACGGCGGGTGTATTTCTTTTTCAAATCAAGGTATTCTTTCCGGTCAATGATACCATCCGCCAAACTGTCATAGAGGGAGTAAAGGAGGGATTGGCAGCGGTCAATTTCCCCCTGTTTCCGATCCAGCCGCTCTTTCAGTTTCCTGACATTGGCCTTTTGAAGCTGGGCGGCACCGGTGAGGTCGAGCAATTCGGACAGGCCGATCACATTGTCTATGTGCCGCTTTACCAGTTCCAGCACAATTTCCTCCAGCGCCGTATCGCGCATGGTGTGCCCAAAACAGGTCTTTTCATTTTTGTGGGCGGCACAGACATAGTACACATACTTTTTCCCGCCAGATGGAATTGTTTTGCGGATCATAGCGGCCCCACACTCGCCGCAAACGACCATGCCGGAAAACAGTTCCACGGCTTTTCCGCTGACGCTGGTACGAGTGTCGAGGGCAAGCACGCGCTGAACGCTCTCAAAATCATAGCGGTCAATGATCGCCTCATGGTGGTCGGGGATCACGGCCCATTCCTCCGGCGACTTGTGGATCAGCTTCTTGACCTTGTAGCTGGGTGTCGTTACCCGGCCCTGCTCCAGCACGCCAATATAGGTGCGATTTTTCAAAATCCGCAGAACCATCCCGGCGCTCCAGGTGGATTCCGTCTTGACCCGCAGCGGGGTATACACCCGTAGCCCCAGGGATTTTTTGTAATCCAGCGGCGTGGGAATGCCGGACTGGTTCAGCCGGTCCGCAATATCCCCAGCGCTGACGCCCTCCAGCTTCCACTTGAACATATCGCGTATCACGCCCGCGGCGTAGTCGTCTACCAGCAGGCGGTGATGATCCTCCGGGTCTTTCCGATACCCAAAGACAGCAAAAGAGCCAATGAAATCTCCGCGTCTGCGTTTGATCTCAAGCTGGCTCCGAATTTTGATAGAGGTATCCCGGCAGTATGCCTCATTCATCAAATTTTTGAACGGAATAAGCAGCTCATCGGACTCTACGTTGCTATGCAGACTGTCGTAATGGTCGTTGATCGCGATGAACCGAACACCTAAAAAGGGAAAAATTTTTTCGAGATACTCCCCAGTGTCCAGGTGCTCCCGCCCAAAGCGGGACAAATCTTTGACCACAATACAGTTGATTTTGCCAGTCTTGACCTCGGCCATCATCTCTTGAAAGGCCGGACGATCAAAATTAGAGCCGGTATAGCCGTCATCCACCTTCATGCCACACTCCCGGAGTTCCGGGTGGCGGCTGAGGTAGTCACGGATCAGATCTTTCTGGCCCGTGACGCTGTTGCTCTCCTCCTTGTCGCCGTCCTCGCGGGACAGGCGCACATAACCGCAGGTATTCCATACTTTCGTAACAGGTTCACTCATAGAAATCTCTCCTTAACCATCAGAGGATTCCAGCAAAACACTTCTTTGACAGTTAAGGGGAGCGCCGGGGTCGTATTTGTTTGCGGTGTTATATTAACATAATATTTGGGCGCTGTCCAGAGTGTTTTGCAAATTTTTATCAGCACTTGGAGCGTATGTAGGCCAACATTCTTTCCTCCAAAGTCACATCGGTGTCGGTATAGCTGACCTTCACCACATACTTGCCATGCCGGTAGCAGTATGGATTTCCAATCTGCCTGATGAAATCCAGAATACGCTCTCGCTTCGGCAGTTCTGTGTTGACTTTCACATCGCGGATGTCGCGCAACGTTTCCGGGTTTACTGTCCTCACATCCACGCCCCGCATAGCGTCAATCCTCTCTTTCGTAAGAGTGGTTGTATCCATATCGCTCCTCCCTTCATACCAAAGATATGCCTGTAAATTCGCCTCTATGCTGCCAAGGTTCCATTCGCTTGCGGTGGAGAGCCTTCTGTTAATTTTGAAAGCGGTAAGACAGCCTGTGTCCGCCGCGCTGGCCGTTGTACTTTTCCAGCAGGACGCGGGCAAAGCGCAGGGCGTAGCGGCTGGTGGAAAGATCCGCCTGGCCGCGCCGGATGATTTCCTCGGGGGCTGTGGCGGAGAGACGCTTGACAAAGAGATCGTCGCGCAGCTCCGTCTCATAGGTTTTGAGAAAGAGCGCCATACTGGAGATCATGCAGGCGCTCAGGGAGGCGGGGGCACCCCGCCATGTGTCGCGCAGGAGGGCGAACATCCGGGAGAAAGCCGCGCCGCCGAGGGAGCGGTAGGCGTTGATAACGGCCCGCGTGGCGATGATCTCATACGCCTCGCCGTGCT